AATCATTCCTGGCGACGTGGCGCGGCGGGCCTGTAGCCACGGTGACGGACGTAGAAGGCGCGATTCGCGCGGTGACTATTGATTGCTGACTAAAACGCGCATAATCACGCCGGTTATGTCTGAAAAACAAACAACGCAACCAAAAGGCAAGCGCGGTGGAGCGCGGCCCGGTGGCGGCCGTCCCAAAGGATCGCTAGACAAGGGGAATGCCGCCCTGCGGGAAATGATCCTCATGTCTCTGCAGGGCGTGGGTGGAGTTGAGTACCTAGAGAGGGTGGCTAATAGTCACCCGGCGGCGTATATGGCTCTGCTCGGGCGCGTACTGCCAACGACGCTTGCGGGAGGTGTTGATCTGAATATTCAGTGGCCGGTATCAGGGCCGAAGATTGCAGGCTCCTGACTACGCCCCCAGGCCGTATTTCCTGCCATACCATGAGCGGGAGAAGCGCTGGGCGTGCATCGTCGCGCACCGCCGGGCAGGGAAGACAGTAGCGACGGTGTTCGATCTGCTGACTTATGCGCTGGGCACCAAGAAGCAGAACGCTCGCTATGCCTACATCGCGCCGTACTACAGCCAGGCCAAGGCCGTGGCGTGGGACTATCTCAAGCGGTTTGCTGCGCCTGTAGCGTCGAAGGTTATCGAGTCCGAGCTGTCCGTCGAGTTGCACAATGGGTCGCGCGTGCGCTTGTTCGGGGCCGACAACCCGGACGCCCTGCGGGGCATCTACCTGGATGGCGTTGTCCTCGATGAGTACGGGGACCAGCGCCCGACCGTCTGGGGCGAAATCATTCGGCCGCTGCTGACCGACCGCAAGGGTTGGGCGACATTCATCGGCACGCCCAAGGGCAAGAACCACTTCTACGATATCCGCCAGCAGGCGCAGGGCGAGGATTGGCTGTACGTCGAGTTGCGGGCTTCTGAGACTGGCGCGCTGGCGGCTGAAGAGCTGGCCGACGCCAAGCGCACCATGACAGAGAGCCAGTATCAGCAGGAGTTTGAGTGCGCCTTTGATGTGCCAGCGCTGGGCGCCATCTACGCCCGTGAATACCAAGCGGCCAGGACGGACAAGCGCATCTGCAGGGTGCCATACGACCCGCTGCTGCAGGTATCGACGCACTGGGACATCGGCATAGGCGACAACACGGCAATCTGGTTCGTGCAGCGCAACATGAGCGAGGTTCGTGTGATTGACTACTACGAAGCCAACTCGCAGGGCCTGGACCACTATGCCGGGGTGCTCAAGAGCAAGCCATACGTATATGACGCTGACTGGCTCCCGCACGACGCTCAGGCTAGGCAACTGACTAGCGGAAAGAGCACTCTGGAAATACTGCGCGCACTAGGTAGAAACGCTAAGATCACGCCGAAACTGAGCCTGGAAGATGGTATCAACGCGGCTCGCATGGTGTTCCCGCGATGCTATTTCGATGAGGTCAAGACGGCGCGCGGGCTTGAGTGCTTGCAGAACTACAGGCGCGAGCTGAACGAGAAACTGGGCGAGTTTCGGTCAAACCCCGTGCACGACTGGGCAAGCCACGGCGCGGACGCTTTTAGGTACATGGCCGTTGCCATCGACAAGACGGGCGCCAAACCGAAGCTGCCGCCGATCAACTACAGCACAGCGGGGATCGTATGAATGACATAGAAATTAACATCCGCACAGGGTCACGTCGTCGTCTAGATAACGGTACCATCAAGTGGGATGCGTATCGTGATGACTCGCATCTGATTACATACGGCTTAGACACGAAGGCAGCTATTCGCGAGGCACTATTTCAAGTGGAGCGCATGCTTAGAGAGGCTCTTGGGGTTGAGTCGATGCAGTGATGCTGTACATCCAAACAGGGGTCTGATACTATGGGCATACTCCGTGACAGGCAGATCGACGCGACGCTCCGTGAAGTGGAGGCGCTGATGGTCTTGCTACAGGCGGTCAATACCAGTCTGACTGCGCTCGAAGAGCGAGTAAAGGCCCTCGAAAATGGCGATAGACAACGACCTGCTGATGGCCGCAATCGACGCGGGTCGGGAATCGAGCTACGGGAGCGACGAATCTAGCTCGCTCGGCGCCAAGCGCGCCAAGGCTATCGAATACTATTTAGGGTTAAACACTGACCCCGCACCGGAGGGCCGCAGTCAAGTAGTTGACCGCAGCGTCTATGAGACGATCTCCACGCTTCTCCCTTCTCTGGTGCGTATTTTCTGCGGCAGCTCTGACGAAGTAGTCAAATTCACGCCGGTCGGACCTGAAGACGAAACAGGCGCAGAGCAAACCACGGCCGTAGTAAGCCACATCGTCACGCAGCAAAACGCTTGGGAGCAGGTTGCGGGCGATTGGATCTTTGACGCAATGCTGTTGGCCAATGGGTATGCCATGGCCTACTGGGATTCCTCGGATGCGATGGTCCGGGATACCTACGAAAAGCAGTCAGACGACCAGTTCGCGCTGCTGGTTGACGATCCGGCCGTGCGTGTCGTGCAGCACTCGCAGCAGCCCGATGTCGAGGCTGATAAGCAGGCCCAGGCTGGATTCCAGCAAGCCCAGCAGCAATACCAGCAGATCATCCCGCAGTGGCAGCAGGCAGCGCAGCAGGCGCAGGCGCAGGGCCAGCCGCCGCCACCCGAGCCCCCGCCACCGCAGCGCCCGCAGCCGCAATTCCTGCACGATGTGGTGATCGAACGCAAGGCCAACGACGGCAAGGTGTGCATTTCGGTGCTTCCGCCCGAGCACTGCTATATCTCGGTGGACACCCCTGACTGGACGCTGAAGGACTGCCCATATTTTGAGTTCAAGCAAGAAAAAACCATTGCCGATCTGCGCGCGATGGGCCTGGAGGTGCCAGACGACATTTCCGATGATGAGAGTTACGACGATACGGACGAAGACCGGGCGCGGGACAGGTTTAGCGAAGACAGGTTCGGCAGTGACGACAAGGGGGTGATGCGCCGCGTGTGGTCGCGCATGATCTGGGTCAAAGCGGACGCAGAGGGTGACGGCGAGTCGCGCCTGTACTACGTGATCGCTGTCGGCCGGACTGTCCTGTATGCCGAGGCCACGGGACGGATTCCGGTCGCGGCCATGACCCCGCAGCCGCTTCCTCACCGGCACATTGGCATGTCGGTGGCTGAGACTGTTTGGGATATCCAGGACCAGAAAACTGCGATCAAGCGCGGCGGCCTGGACGGGCTGTACCTGAGCAATGCAAAGCGGCATGTCATCAGCAGCAAGGTAAACCTTGCCGACATGCTTGATGCCCGTCCCGGTGGCGCTGTGCGCTTGTTGGACGACTCGCTGCCTGGCGAGGGGCACATCCTGCCGCTGGAACACAACAGCGACATGGGCGGCGTGATTCAGGCCCTGGAATACATCGACCAAGAGCGGCAGAACCGCACAGGCGCCAGCCGGTATTTCAGCGGCACCGACGCCGGGGCAATCAACAAGACGGCCAGCGGCACCATTGCGCTGCAGAACATGGCTGCGATGCGCGTTGAGCACATCGCCCGCGTCATGGCCCCGGCCGTTGAGTACCTGTTCGAGTGTGTGCATGAGCTGATCAGCAAGCACCAGAACAAGCCGCTGGCGATCAAACTCAAAGGCCAGTGGACGCTGGTTGACCCGCAAGCCTGGCGCACAAAGCGCGACGTGCGTATCTCTGTCGGGGTTGGCGCAGGCAACAAAGAGAGCATGCAGGCGCAGCTCGGGCAAATCTTCGGCGCCCAGATGCAGACGCTTCCGCTGGGGCTGGCCAAGCCCGAGCATATTCACGCGACCGTGACCGAGATTGCCAAGCTCGCGGGATTTGCGAACCCGGCCAAGTTCTGGGGCGATGCGAGCCAGTTGCAGCCCATGCCGCCGCAGCCGAACCCGGACCAGATCAAGGCCGAGTCTGCGATGCAGCTCGCGCAGTTCGGCGCCCAGGAAGACCAGCAGAAATTCCAGGCCGAGCAGCAGATCGAGCAGCAACGCATGCAGATGCAGGCCGAGCTAGACCGCAATCGCGAGGAAATGCAGGCCCGGCAGAAGCAGCTAGAGCTAGAGCAACAGGCACGACTGGCGGAGCTACAGGCCGGCTATGACGCGCAGCAGGCCCGCGAAAAGCTCGAAGTCGAGCGATACAAGGCCGAGCTTGACGCTTCCGTGAAGCTGCAGATCGCCAGCATGAGCCAGCAAACGGCCATGGACACGGCGCAGCCCAAGCCGGATGCGCGCGTGGACGAACTCAAGAAGACGCTGCAGGAAATGATGGAC